ACCTGGCTCAAGAACAGTATTGCCGCCACCAACGCCGAATTGGCTGACCAGCAAAAGAAGCTGGCCGCCAGCAGTCGTCAGCAGCAGGTCATGGTCAATGCGCGCCAGCGCGCCGACAAGCTGCGCAGTACGGCCGGCGGCCTGGCAGCGGCGGGCGTCGGTGCCACGGCGAGTGGCGCTGCCATGGGCGCGCCGATGCTGGCTGGTCTGAAAGAAGCCAAGCACTACGAAACCGAGAACGGTCGCGTGCGTGCGCTCGGCCTGGGGCCGGCGGCGACCGCCGAAGCGATCAAGTTCGCGCGCGACATGAAGACCTACGGCACCAGCCAGCTCGACAATCTGCAGTTGCTGCGCGACGGCATTACGGCCTTTGGGGACACGCACCACGCCGAGATGGTCGCGCCCATGATGGCCAAGATGAAATTCGGCAATCACGCCTTCTACGGGGAAGCCGAGGGCGCGGAGAATGAGCGCAAGTTCATGGACATGCTGAAGGTCATCGAAATGCGTAACGGCACCAAGGACATCGGCACCTTCTCCAAGCAGGCCAACATGGTGCAGCAGGTGCTGACGGCCACCGGTGGTCGCGTGGGGCCCAGCGAATGGCTGAATCTGATCAAGACGGGCGGTATTGCGGCCAAGGGCATCAAGGATGAGGCCTTTTACTATCAGATGGAATCCCTGGTGCAAGAAATGGGCGGCAACCGGGTCGGCACGTCGATGATGAGCGCCTACCAGAACCTCTATCAGGGCCGCACCACCAAGCGTTCCATCGGCATGCTGGCGGATCTTGGACTCATTGGCGACCAGTCCAAGGTCAAGCATGACAAGGCCGGCCAGGTCTCGTTCTTGAATCCTGGCGCCATCAAGGGCGCGGACCTGTTCCGCGAGAATCAATTTGAATGGATGGAGAAAGTGCTCTTGCCGCAGCTGGCCAGCAAGGGCATCACCGACGAAAAGGGAATTCTCGACGCCATCGGCGGGATCTTCTCGAACCGCACGGCCGCGCAGCTCTTCTCCACGATGTACCAGCAGCGCGCGCAGATCCACAAGAATGAGAAATTGAACCGGGGCGCCGCCAATATCGACGAACTCGATAAGCTCGGACGCGACACCGCCAGCGGGAAGGAACTGGAAACCCTGGCCAAGGTAGCGGACTTGAAACTGGAACTGGGCACGAAGATCTTACCGCTCTATGCGTCGGGGCTGCAGATGGCTACCAGCGCCGTCCAGGCGCTGACCGGCTTCATGGAGCGCAACCCGGCCACGGCCAAGGCCATGATCGTGGGCTTCTCTGCCGTCGCGGCCATCTTGGTGGTGGTAGGGCCGCTGATGCTTGCCCTGGCGTCCGTGATTGGCCCGTATGCCATGTTGCACGTCCTGTTCGCGAAAATTGGCCTGCAGGGTAATCTGCTCATGCCCATTCTGCGTGGTATCGGGACGGTCTTCATGTGGCTCGGGCGGGTATTCCTGATGAACCCGATCGGCCTGGCTGTGACCGCCATTGCCGCCGCAGCCTATCTGCTGTATCGGAATTGGGAACCCATTGCCGGCTTCTTCGGCAACCTGTGGCAGCAGGTACGCGGCGCGTTCGCGGGCGGCCTGGCCGGGATTGGCGCATTGATCGTGAATTGGTCGCCGGCGGGACTGTTCTATCAGGCGTTCGCCGGCGTTATGAGCTGGTTCGGTATCGAGCTGCCGGCCAAGTTCACCGAGTTCGGCGCAATGATCCTGCGAGGCTTGGTCAATGGCATCACCAGCGGCATTGGTGCGGTGAAGGATGCGGTGTTGGGTGCCGGTGCCAGTGTCATTGGCTGGTTCAAGGAAAAGCTCGACATCCATAGCCCGAGCCGCGTCTTTGCCGAGCTGGGCGACTACACCATGCAGGGCCTGGCCTTAGGCTTGAATCGTGGCCAGGACGGGCCGTTATCTACCGTCAGCAGTCTCGCCGGCAAGCTGGCCAGCGCTGGCGCGGCCGTGGCCATTGGCGCGGGCAGCATGCCGGCGATGGCCTTTGATAGTAGGCCGCCGATTAGTGTCGGCAGCGCGCAGCCCGTCGTCTACCAGGGCGATACCGTGCAAATCATCATCCATCCGACGCCCGGCATGGATGAGCAAGCCATCGCCCGCGCGGTGGCCGCCGAGCTGGACCGTCGCGACCGCATGAAGGCGTCGCGCCAGCGCTCGAACCTTGCAGATTGGGATTAAGGAAATAAAGTCATGATGATGGTCTTGGGAATGTTCGTCTTCAGCCTGCCGACGCTGGCCTATCAAGAGCTGCAGCGGCAGACGCAATGGAAGTTCGCCAGCAATGCGCGCGTGGGCCGGCGTGATGCGGTGCAGTTCACCGGCAAGGGGGATGATCTCATCACCCTCACCGGCTGGATTGCACCGGAGCTGACGGGTAGCGCCTTTTCGCTGGATGCCCTGCGCCTGATGGCCGATACCGGCAAGAGCTGGTTCCTGATCCAGGGTACGGGGCGCATCTATGGTTCTTATGTGATCGAGAGCATGGATGAAGGGCGCACTGTGCTGGACGGCTATGGCGACGCCAAGCGCATTGAGTTCACCATCAAGTTAAAGCGCACCGACGATAGCGTGCTGTCGTCGCTCGGTCTTGGCGATATCTCGGATCTGCGCAACATGGTGGATATCGACGGCATCACGAACAGCATCGCTGACAAAGCCCGCGATGTGGTGGGCAGTGCCATCGATGGCGTCAAGTCCAAGGTCGGCGGCATCGTCGGTAAGTTCGGCGGGGCTGGCCAATGACCACCACCGCGCCGGCATTCCGCATCGTCATCGAGGACAAGGATATCAGTCACCCTGTCTCCGACAGACTCATGAGCATCACCTTGCGCGAGTGCCGGGGTGATGAAGCCGATCAACTGGACATCGAGCTGAACGACTCCGATGGCAAGCTGAAGATACCGCCCAAGGGCGCCAAGCTGAATTTCGCGCTCGGCTGGCTGGGTTCGCCGCTGGTGGACAAGGGCGCGTTTGTGGTCTCCGAGGTGGAGCACAGCGGCGCCCCGGATCGACTCACCATCCGCGCCAGGTCGGCCAGCATGATCGATGCGTTTCGGCAACAGCGAGACCGTAGTTTCCATGAGACCACGCTCGGTGCCGTGGTGGATGTCATCGCCGCCGACAATGGGCTGGCATCGGGGATATCGGCCGGCCTGCGGTCCATCGCCATCAAGCACCTGGACCAGACGCATGAGAGCGATTCCGCGCTACTGCGTCGCCTGGGCAAGAAATATGACGCGGTGGCCACGGTGAAAAATGACACGTTGTTGTTCATGCCGATCAACGAGAGTCGCACCGCCAGCGGCAAGCCGCTGCCCGTGGTGAAGGTGGTGAGGGCGTTGGGGGACCAGCACCGATATCACAGCTCGGAATCCGATGCGTATAGCGGCGTTCGCGCATTCTGGATGGATGAGAAATACGGACGCCGCCGTAGTGTCGTCGCGGGCCAGGCTGGCAACAGCAAGCGCTTGCGCACCACGTTTGCGAATGAGGCCGATGCGCGTGCTGCCGCGGTGGCCGAGTGGCAGCGCATTGAACGTGGCTTGGCTACTTTCGAGATGCAGCTTGCGCTCGGCGATGCCAGCATCATGCCGCAATCGCCTGTAGTGGTTTCGGGATTCAAGGCAGATATCGACGCCACGGAATGGCTATCGAAGACCGTCACGCATTCCATCAGCGGCAGCGGTTTTACTACGCGCATTGAGTTCGAGACCAAATCTGAGGAAGCCGATAGTGAGCGCGAGCTTGATCACGATCCAGAGGAAGGCATCACCGGCGTGAAAGCGGAATGGCACGACAAAGCAAAGAAGAAAAGCAACAAGGGCACCGAGCTGGCAGGCAAGGCCGACAACGCCAAGACGCTGAACAGGACCTATGCCACCAAGCAAAGTGCCGCCCGCGCCGCTGCATTGGAGTGGGCCAAGATCAAAGAGGTCCGCGAGATCATCGCGGAGAACAATCAAGATTGATCAGCACCGGATGAGATTTCCACTGCTGATTGCACTCACTTAGCGAGCGACCAGGCGAGCGAGCGGCTGTCTGTCGTAGCGATGCATTGGCTTAGCAATCCACCGGCTGCCTTGATTATGCTGCCAGCCGAATACGGCTTTCCTTCATAGATGCAATGGGCATTTGCTTCCATTGCATCACTAGGCGCAGGCATCTGATAAAGCAGCCACGCACACGATGCGGCCAGGAGAAGAACTAATGTTGCCAGCGCAAATATCACCCGCTGCGAGCGAGAGAACGAAGCATCTTTTTCCTTGCAGGTCGCACACTCAACCGGAACTTGAATTGGCGCAGTCGAATGCGGGATAGTTTCTTGAACACGTGGAGTAGGGACAGCAGGAACAGCAGGAACAGCAGGAACAGCAGGAACAGCAGGAACGATACTGGATTTGGCCACGCCTGCAGCAATCCATTCTTCCAATGTTTTTTTAACTGTCATGTAGTGCTCGATGGGCAGTTCACGGAAATATCTAATTCCAAAATCAGCGATGAAAATCTTATAGATTTCAATCTCTTCATCACCGCATATCGCTGCCCACTCTTTCACCAGCATATTGATTCTTTTACGTTGGTACTCGGTAATTCTTTGTGCTTCCTTTTTGGCCTCGCTCAAGTTCAGATTCACCACGTTATTAAACCTGGGCGCCTCATGAACGTTGCCTTCAATAATTTGGCCAATATCGCGCTGTGCTTCTATTTTTTCTGACATTCAAAACCTACTGATAACACCTGGCGCGTTACTTCCTGTCACGCGTCACGCTGCACTGAAATTCTCGCGGCTCCCGAGCACGCGCTAACGGAAATCGGCGTCAGAGCGCCAGCTACTTTTATTTCTTTTTAGCTGCTGATTTTTTGTAAGCACCCTCGGCGACATAGAAGCCTTGAGACGCTGATTTAACCGAAATCGGGACGGCCTCTATGATGGGTGAGTTTTCCGATGTCAGCACCTTGAGTCTTTCACCGGGACCGGTAAGAACACAGCGCTTAGAATCGAAATAGGATTGAAGCCTTGTCTGCTCACCGGATGAGGCCATTTTGAACGCCGACAGCAAATCCTCGGGCGTCATGCAGGCCACTGTGGCATTGATTGGTTCGATGATGTCCTCGGCTTTGAATTTTGGTGCGTCCGCCAGCGCCGATATGGAAAGCAATGCACAGAGGCATGCGACGAAAATCTTGTTCATAAATCCCCAAATGCAAATCGGCACCCCTGCACCGATCTTCATTTTCACTTCTTCTTTATCGTTTTGTGGACCATGACTGGGCCTTGAAGCGTCCCATGGATATCGCCGGTAATATACTGGCCAATGCCACCGCCAGCGGTTATGTGTGAGGCGTTCTTGTTGCCGGCATCAGCGGAGGCTGCGCCTTCTAATATCCCGAGAATTCTTGCTTTTGTTCTCACGTCAGTCGTTCGATAGCCATTGAGTACTTCTCTTTCATCGTCCTCCAGAACCTCTGCAGATGGGGAGCCGCTGAACAGGAACACTATGTCTACACCCGCCTCGAATAGCCCTTGCAGATAGCCGGAATCCGGCTTACGCGATCCATTTTCATAATTCATCTGGGCATCCCTCGTTACCCCACCGAGGGATGCAAATTTCTCTTGGCTCAAGCCAAGTCGCTTGCGCTCAAACTTTAAACGTTCTTGAAATGAAGTCATTTGACTTTAATTTTATTGACGTGCGGCCGTATGACCGCTATATTCTCGTCATTGCTAAGTGACGTATACAAATTTTACCCTATGTCTACACCTGCCATTCCCTTGCCGGGAAGAAACGATCTTGACGCATCCGCAGTAAGAGATGTCACGTCGGTCGTGATGACTACCCGTCTCGATTCTCATGAGGCGAAAAAGGTAACTGCTTATGCAGTTCAGGATCATCGGACCCGCTCCTCCTTTCTGCGCCTCATGGTCCTGAAAGGTATCCAGGCCTACGAAAAAGAACACCAATCCGCAACCGCCTGACCAGGGGGAATCTATGTACGACGATCCACGCCACATCCGCGATCACCGAATCGTGATCCGCTGCAACGCCGACAACTACGCCTTTATGAAATCACTCGCACAACTGCAGGGTGAGAACTTGGCGACCTTGGCCCACGACATGATGCTGCATATGGCCGTTGAGTTCGTTGTTGCTCGTGATGTGCCCATAGTAATCAATCAAAACATGCAAACCAAGGCGCTCAAGAGCCACTTTTCAGCGCCTCAAAATGCCTGATATCGAACTGACGCTGATAAGCCCTGCACTCGTTGAGGCATTGGAAATACTGATGGCATGCGAGGGATTCGAGACAATCGAAGACGCCGCCGAGTTCGTATTTTCCGCAGCGGTTCGTGAAGGTGCAAAGCGTGTTACCGGCAAGGCAAGAGTGCTCTATGCCGTCGAGGGGAAGAAGCCATGCGCGTAATCAGCATTCCGTGCCCACACTGCCAAAATCGTGTGAGAGCGGCCAAAAGCCGCACCATGTCGTCGATGATGAAAGAAATCACGTACCAATGCCAAAACGTCGAATGCGGCCATACCTTCGTGGCCACGCTTGAGGTATCGCGCACGGTGTCGATGTCGGCCATGCCGAATCCGGAAGTGCGCATTCCGATTTCCTCGCGCGCATTTCTGGCTGCCAAGAACCAAATGACGCTAGACCTCGCGACCGTCTAAGCGGCCGCCCAACTCCCGATAAATCAATACCTGCCGTGCGCCGTATGGCGCACGCGGGATTCGCTCACCCTAAAAAATCATGGCCACGATTACCGATCAGCAAAAAGCCATCGACGCACGCGCCTTGACCAGGCTTCGAATGGATGAGGATCTGAAGGAATTCCGCTGCGCGCAGCGCATGCTGATGCATAAGGCTGCGCTTATCGACGAGGTGCGCTGGAACGTCATCTGGGAAGGCAAGAATGTCATTTCGAATCGGCTCGCTGTGCGCCTGCAGCGCATTGATGGTCTGCTCGGGGAATGGTGATGCGTAGCCTGCTGAGTTACTTCGTTGCCGGCTTGCTGTTGCTGGCGCCGGCCGTGCTGTCGGCGCTGGGCTGGGTGAAAGGCTGAACATGCGCTGCGCCCGAATCAAGGACCACGCGTCATTCCGCCCGGCCACGGATCTGCTGCGCGAACGTGCGGCACAGGTGCCAACACCACCGGGTGATGAGGCCGCAAAAGCCGAGCTGGAAAAGGCCATGATGCTGCTGCGCACGCGCAAGCGGCCTAACAATCAGATCGGCGTCGCCTATTCCTGGGCGGCCACTGCCAAGCCGGTACGCCGACACATCTTAGCCCTGGCAGGACTCTCGGCGGACCGCTGGGAATCCCCCATTCACTCCTTTACCGAAGCCGAACGCCTGGCCATGCGCCATGCCGTGCTGCGCGCAATCTCGACCTACGAAAGAGTGCTCAATGCAGTATAGAAAAGTCGATGCGAAGACGCGACGCCAGCACAAGGCTTTTCTCGATTCGCCTCAGTTTGCCAGCGAATTGGAACGCATCCCCCTGAAGTGGCGCGGCCGTGTTGTTAGCCAGGCCCTTGAGCTCATGTCGGTATGGCACTGGCGCCGGATCTTCGAGCCGGTCGCCCTCGATTTCGTACGTGACTTCGCTGACCAATACGTCCCGGCTGGAATTGATCTTTCGCAGGATGATGCCGAAATCTGCGCCACTGCCGAGAAGGCCGCCGAGAACGTCAAGAAGATGCTTTGGAAGGCGATTTCGGACACGCACGCCCGCGACATCATCGAGCAGGAATGCAGCGATTACGGCATTGACGTGCCCGAGGTGGACGACGATGACCTGCGCGCCATCATCGCGCGGGTAGTGGACCCACGCTGGTGGCGCCGTCAACTGCGCAAGGTGGTTGGCCGTGCCTTCGAAGGCGGCAATATCCGTTTGGGCTATGTCCACTATCACGGCGAGCCCTATGCCAGCAATGATGCGGTGCTGTCGCGCCTGGCGCAGAACAAGCGCAATGCAGCGGCGTTGGAAGCGACGATAGTGCGCAACGAAGCTGGCCAAGAATTCAGCATTGCCGAACTGGCCGAGAAGACCACCGCAAACAAAACCATTCGACGCGGTGAGCTCATGCTGCGCATCAACGGCTTTGAAACCATTGCGCGCGAGTGCAAGGACGAAGGCCTATTCCTCACGTGGTCTTGTCCGTCCCGCTTTCACGCGACGCTACACAGCGGCAAGCCCAATCCGAAATATGACGGCTCCGATCCGCGCTCCGCTAATAAGTACCTGGGCAAGATGACTGCCCTGGCGCGCTCGGCGCTGGCGCGGCGCGGCATCGGCCTGTACGGCTTCCGCATTGCTGAACCACATCACGACGGATGCCCACACTGGCACATGCTGGTGTTTGTGCGCGCTCTGCCGGGCTACAACACCCCACACGTCAAGGACGTGGCCGGCCGCGCTATCCGTGTCATGAAGCGTTACGCCTGGCGCGTGGATCGTGGCGAGCCGGGTGCATTCAAGCGCCGCCTTGACGTGAAGCGCATTGACTGGTCGAAGGGCAGCGCCGCCGGCTACATAGCCAAGTATGTGGCCAAGAACATTGACGGCGTGGCCGACCACAAGACCAAAGAAGGCTATGTGGTGACCACTGACGCCGCCGGCGATTATGAGTTGACGCCATCGGCGCGCGTAGAAGCCTGGGCCGCCCGCTGGGGCATCCGTCAGTTCCAGCAGTGGGGTGGCGCGCCTGTGAGCGTCTGGCGCGAGCTGCGCCGCGTTCCGGCAGACATGGTGCAAGAGGCACCGCCGGCGATGGCCGCAGCCTGGGATGCCGTACAAAAGGTCGAAGGCGAGAAGCGTGCATGCTGGGCCAGCTATTTGCGTGCTCAAGGCGGCGCAATCGTGAAGCGTGACGATCTGATGGTTACCCTGGCCAAAGAAACCAAGACCGTGACCGGACGCTATGAAGAGTGCGAGCGCGTTATGCCCTATGGCGTGCAATGCCGCCAAATGACCGGGGTGGTGTTCAAGTCCGTTCGGCACACATGGACGCCAGTTCAAGGGCACGACGCCCGCGCATCGGCGGGTTCGGGGTTCCCTTGGACTCGTGTAAATAACTGTACGCAGCCCGCTAGGGCTGACTTTGCGGCCGATGTGTCCTTTGAGCCGAAGACATCACCAGCGCCGGGCATGTTCAAGCCGGACCAGGCCGCCCAGATCGATCATGCCTGGCTCGCCCTGGGCGCATGCCCCTGGCCACGGCCGGTGATAGACGACATGCCGACATGGCCAGGGCCAGCCATGACCGCCGATGAACAGCGCCGAGCCCTTGCCGCCTGGGATGCCATCAAGGCGTGCCCCTGGCCACGCGTGGTGCCTGTGCCGGACAAGTCACCGCGCCTCGGCACGCCGCGTCAGGTGGCCGATTGGCGCGCCGGCCGGCTCGATGTAACCGAACTTCCGATTGATACCAACCCAACGAAAGGGAACGCCCCATGACCGCGTTTCGTGTCGTCGTGCGCACTGCCAGCGCACGCCATTCTTACACCGCCATCGCAGCCCATAGCTGCGACGTGATCGCCGCCGCCGTCGATCGCTTTGGCGTGTGTTCCGTTACGGCCATTCAGGAGAACCAGAAGTGAACGCAACCACAACCACCAATCCCGCCCTGTCTTACCGCGCCGAAGGCTACGCTGCCAAGTATTTCGCCAAGCAGCCGAAACAGCGTGATTTCGTCATGCTGCCACCGCAGGCCCTGGACCGCATTACGTTCAACACACCCGATGACGGCGTGCTGGCAGGCTATGTGTCGATCATTCGTCAGCACCTGGGGAACGGCGAGCGGTTCGCCTGGGTGGAGCTGGATAACGAGCCGTCCGGAATGTTTCGTGGCGTCCCGCTGGCAGACATCCTCACTTGCGATGATGCTGGTGATCGACGTCGCAATACTCCGAACGGCAAGGCTAGACGTCTCTGCCTGAGCGACTACAGCGCCAATCTCATCGACAGGGGGAGAATCCATGCTAGCGATTAAAAGCCTCACTGCCTTGCCAGCTTCTCCTGATGCTGACCGAAAAAGAGGTGACTGCATCGCGGCAACAGGATTTTGAATACGGGCCGACGCATGACGTAAAGAACACCACCCGCTGGGGAGTTGAGAAACCTCCGCTGATTGAAACTCCGCCCGAGGCATTTTGCTACGTATGGGAAAGCATTGGCGACGCGGGAAGCTGGGATAGAAACCCGTGGGTATGGGTGATTGAATTTCAAAGGATCAAATAA